GACGAAATTCGTGAAGCCACTATCCAAGCGGCCAATGCGGCAGGTGCGGGTAATGTACCTGCCAATATTCAACGAATGATCAAGGAACTTACAGAGCCTAAGATGAATTGGCGTGAAATTTTGCGCCAACAAATACAAAGCACTATCAAGAATGACTACACTTTTATGCGCCCGAACCGTAAGGGCTGGCACATGAACGCTATTTTGCCTGGTACTAACTTTGACGAAACTATTGATATCTGTATTGGTATTGATATGAGCGGTAGTATTAGCGATAGCCAAGCAAAAGATTTTATCGGTGAAATCAAAGGTATTATGGACCAATATCAAGACTACAAAATTAAACTGTGGTGTTTTGATACGCAGGTGTATAATGAAGCAGATTTTGACGGAACCGGCGGTGACGACATTATGGAGTATGAAGTTATTGGCGGCGGCGGAACTGAATTCGATGTCAACTGGAGTTACATGAAAGAACATGATATTAACCCTAAAAAGTTTATCATGTTCACAGATGGTTATCCATGGGGTAGCTGGGGTGATGAAAACTACTGCGATACGGTATTCATTATTCACGGAAACAACAGTATTGTACCACCTTGGGGCAATTACGCATATTATGAACAAGACGGTGCAACTAGAAACTGATGCGTTCAGCGCTGGTCAGATTGAAAGTAAAATTTGGGCAGCAGAAGAATTAGAAAGAGTAGCGGCTCATACTCACAACCTCAGGATCACAATCCTAGGCGGATGGTATGGGCTTCTTCACTTTATTCTCAAGGCTCGAGGACAACAAATGATCGAATGGTGCCGTAGCTACGACCTTGATCCTATGGCGTGTTCTACTGCCAATGTTGTTAATAACACTTGGGAATCTAAGGAGTGGGCTTTTAAAAGTTATCCCAAGGATGCTAATACCGTTAAGTACGATGATGAAACTAATTGTGTAATTAATACTTCAACAGAACATTTTGACAGTCAAGAATGGTTTAACAATATTAGCAAAGGTATGCTATGCGTACTTCAAGGTAATAACTTAATTATAGAAGATCATGTTAATCGTCCAGAAAGTTTAGAGCACTTTAAATCAATGTTTCCTTTAGAAACTATACTGTTTACAGGTGAGAAATATTTTGATTTTAAGGAAAATTCATATACACGGTATATGATAATTGGACACAAATAATGGCAATTAAAAACGGCAAACCAAATTCATTAAACTATTTTGATTTACGCAGAGTTGAATTTCCTGCATTTCATTTTTATTTTACTAATTTGTTAAAAAACACCCCTAACTATGTAAAGCAAATTGATCAGTGGATCTATAATAATTTAAACAGTAGATATTACGTAGGTCAAGCCCTAGAACTTGATGCAAACAATAATTTAGTTTATGTTACTAGGGTAGGATTTGAAGCAGAAAAAGAACTTAGTTTCTTCAGAATTGCCTGCCCGATTTTATATTGATGATAATTAAGTATGTATTTTATTCATTAAGGAGAAACCATGACAGAAGAAGTACAAAATCTACCTGAGCAAGCCCCAGCTCAACCAGCACAAGAAAAAGGTGCCGATTTAAACATTAATGATTTAAATGCTCTTAAGCAAATTATTGATGTTGCTAGTTCGAGAGGCGCATTTAAACCTGGAAACGAAATGGTTGCTGTTGGCCAAGTTTATGAAAAACTGTCTTCATTCTTAGAAGCAGTGGCTAAACAAGCCGAAGCAACAAAAGAAAAAACTGGAGTATAAAATGGAACTAAAACATGTAGGTAGAGTTGTCAGTAACGGTCGTAAATGCCTTATAGCATATAGAACCTTACCAGGAGATTCAAATAATTGCTTGATTGTTCCCACAGAAAGTCTAACTGATTCACAGCATGATGCAATTATTAACTTAGTTAATAGTACAGCCGGACAAGATGCTAACGAATTTGCAGAAGTTATGGCTAGAACGAATTTTCCAGATGGTAGTATCATGTTAGCTAACCTACATGTTAACGGAAGATTGATTAAGGTTCCGACTAATCAAATTGAAATGACTCCAAACACGCAGATGAAAATTTTGCTGTCGGAATTAAATCAAATAATTGCAGAACAACGGGGTGTAACAGTAGATACCTTGGCTATCTCAACTAGAGAGGATAAAAAATCCGAAGTAAGAGAAATTGCATCGGCTCATGACATTAGTCCCAAAGCCGGTGAAGATGTCACTAAAACTGTTGCTGAACGTCATGAAGAAGCTGAATCATTATCGTTAGATCCAGAACAACAAGCTTCTAAACTACGTAGCGAAGCAGATCGTCTATACAAACAGGCTGCTATTTTAAGAAAAGAAGCCGAAGATTTAAGTCCAACAAAGAAAAAAGAAAAGTGACTCTAAAAGGAAAAAACTTTCCTAAAGACGTTATTGCACATTGGCCAGAAGTATTTGGTGAGATCAATCTCAACGTAGTACCTCTCAAGTATTTACATACTATCAACGTGACTTTTAAAGATGGTAAAATCTGGGAAATAGATGTTAATAAGAATGGTAAAAACAATAATTGGGATTCTTTTGAAAAAGAAATCCAAGAAATATTTCTTACCTATGAAGATAATATTGACAACATAGATTTTCAAATAAACACAGAAAAAGTAAAAAACGATATTATGAAAATTACAAACAAATTTTTAAAGAAAAAGAAACTATAATGAACGTTAGATTGCTGTCCTATTCTCAACCTACAGCAGAATTTTTTGATCAAGGAATTTTGAATGCACAAGAGCTAATTGCCTATTGTGCCCGTGTATCAAATCCTAGTAATCAATTTAATACAGATACAAGTGAAAAACTTATTCGATACTTAATAAAACATCAGCACTGGTCGCCGCTTGAAATGGTCAGTGCATGTATTGAAATCACAACAACCCGAGATATTGCCCGACAAATTCTTAGACATAGAAGTTTTAGCTTCCAAGAATTCAGTCAACGATATGCTGATCCTACTAAAGACTTGTCGTTTGTTCTTAGAGAGACTCGACTACAAGACCCTAAAAATAGACAAAATAGCATAGAGGTTGTGCAAGACAATCCTGAGGCACGGGTCTTGGCCCAAGGTTGGGAACGTGCTCAAACTCGTGTTAAACTTGCCGCTATTGAAGCATATAACTGGGCCATAGAAAACGGCATTGCCAAAGAACAGGCACGTGCCGTTCTTCCCGAAGGTATGATGGAAAGCCGTTTATATATGAACGGAACACTACGTAGCTGGATTCACTTTATTGAATTGCGTAGCGCAAATGGTACACAAAAAGAACATCAAGAAGTAGCCAAGGCGTGTGCTTCAGTTATTGCGTCTGTTTTTCCGCTAGCTTCAGACTTAATAAGTATTGATTAAACCTACTTTCTAACCAAGCCCAGTCGTTAATTTTTCGAAGACCGTCTGGGTTTTGTCTATTATCTAATCCAAATTTTCTACCAGCGATTGCTCCTGCTACTACATATTGTCCATATGTAGTTTTTTTGCCTCTTGTACACCAGGCAGCAAGTCTTTTATCAGTTTCTAATTGTACTTGACGATCAATTACCGCACTGGCTAATTTAGCACATTCTCTAAATGCAGCTCTCCAAGTAGAGAAGGGGCTTGTATCAAAGTTATTGTAATTACTAACTTGTTCCATAATTTTAATATTAGCACCAATACTAGTAGTAATATCAACACTATCTCTATTGGCTTGTAAAATTAAATGTCTTGGAATTAGTTTAACTCCACCGTTTCCATAAACTAGATCATTTACTTTATTTTTACTCTGCCAAATATGTACTACATCAAAATCCCAACTTGGAACTTCATAATCAAAGTTAAAATCTTCCGCAATTTCTGCATCAGCATCTACTACCCAGAAAAAATCAGTTGAACTAGCAACTGCCGCACAAAAGTGAGCATTAAAAATTCCTTTGATATTTTGTATGCGTTTAGCGTGTGGATATTTTGTCAGTAAATGTTGAAAATTGTTATCTGCATTTTTTTCTTTATATGACAAAAAGAATACATCATATAGCTTAGTATAAAAAATGCCAAAGTCTATAAACTTCACATTATTAAAAAAATTCTTTTCAAACTCATCATCAGTAAATGTGTAGTCTTTAGGAATTAAAAACAAATTAGAATATTTTAACAATTGGTGATGCACATAAGATTCGTCCCAATTTGGAATCGAAAAATGCTGCATATCAGTTGTCATGCCTATGTCTGCTGGGATTAACCAAAACATTTTAGTGTTAACTTGATTCATTAATCGTTTAGCATAAATGACATAATTAAATTCTTTGTCAACCTGAATTGTTTTAGACTTAGGATACTTGGCTTTTAACCAATTAAGTTTATACTCAGGAAACTCTTTTTCGTGATAAAATACAATATCGTAAAACATTATTCTTTGTCCAATACATTAAATTCTATTCTAGTATAGTCAACGTGTACCATTTTAAAAAATTTACTAGCTTCTACATCTAACACACTTATAGGTAAGGTTAATCGAGATTTAAGCTCTGTTCCTAATCTTTCAGCTTCTTGCAAGGCTTCATCTTCTGTTTTAACAGTTAACGAATCCCAGATTGAATCTAAATGATCAAAATCACGCACATTGACATAATTCCACGATTTATCAAAATTTGTCATATAGCAACCTTGGCGTGCTCCAAGTATTGCCCATACACCATTCGGCACATCCATGCCAACATTCATCCATGTTATAAGTCTATGTAAATTTTTCCAGTGAATATGTTTAGTAAAGTCTTCTGCTTCAACAGTGACTCCTCTGTCTAAACTCATTTTTACACCTTCACGGAATCCTGCTCGCCATGCTTGATATGGACTAGCATTATTATGGACGTTGCTGTAACAGGCATTCATCTGAATATACTCGGCATCCCAACAAAAATCTACTTGTGCGTTAGGGTCGTCTGCCGGTGCATTTTCGTGTGTCTTCATATTAAGCACATATTCTTTGGGCCACAACTTCAATCCGCCGTTGCCATACATTAACCCGTTAATGGCATTGTATCCTGCCCAAGAAATAACACATTTAGATAAATCTCTATATGCATCAAAGTCAACTTCTTGATTAAAAAACTCTTCGCGCACAATATTGTCGCCGTCAACTGTGATAAACCTGTCAGTATCGCTTAACCTAGCGCAGGCTTTGTGTGCTTCGTCACTACCTTTTACTCCGTGTACCCGTTTTGCCCAGGGTGCTTTATTACATAAATCTGAATAATTTTTTTCGGCATTAGGCTCGTCATAGCTAAGATAGATAATGTCAAAGTCTATAATTTTAAATTTTTGACTCATAGAGTGTCCTTTAATGCATACGAATCAAAAAATTTAATTGTAAATAGTCTAACTTTTGATGTAATAGATTCTACTATCATTTCATGAGGTACTGTCACAGATCCGTTTGCAATTAACGAATTTAAATTAACATCAAATACTCGATACAGTATATTTTTATTTTCGTGTGCAGTTATGTAAATTTGTTTAGTATAACTAGCCACCGAGTTATGCAATCGTTGTCGTTCATCCTCATCAAGTGTTATTATCCAATTTTTATTTTCTATATCGTTAAAAACTGTAACAGTAGCATGATCAGTAGTTTGACTGATAGCCGTTAATGTTGAAGATTTAGAGTTTAGATTAATAATCTTAGGAACAATACTAAATTTATTGTTAATATCGGTTACTACTTTAAAATTTGCAATATTTTCATTGTTAGGAACCATACTATGCAATGCATCAGCAAATATTTCAAAATATGTAGTATCGGTTTCAGCAACTTTTTGATCTGTAGTCCCGCTAATGTCCCCAGTTATTTTGTCAAAATAAACATATCGAATGTTACTAAAATTAAGAGACTCGTCAATCTCAGCAAGTCGTTCAGAAGTTAAATCAAATTCAATCTCTAAATCTTCATATTCCTCACTCATTAATTTTCTCCAAATATGTTATAACTTCATCTGTTAAAAACTCGTCTTCTACGTAATGAAGGATACCACGTTGTTTAAATTGATTAATAAAAAATTCAAACTCGTCATTAAAATAATAATCGCAGGCAGGCAACCAACTATCGTAGGGTGATGGCCATCCTTGTATGTTAGATTTCATATGAGCAAACGTTAAATTTAAATTTGGGTGTACGGCAACATCATCCATGCCTGTAATTTTTAATGCTATGGCTGCACTAACATCCATACTTACCCATCGTTGTTTTGCCTTAGGTGTCAATTTAGAATAAGCAGTTTGCCAATTATTAACTATAAACTCCAGCGTTTTATAAAAATCAAATGCGTCAGGGGTCTTTTTAAAGTAATGAAATCCAAAATAAATGTTTGGTAAAGAGTTATGTACAAACACCTGTCTGTTTAACTCGTTAGAAACAATATTTCCCCTATAGTCTTTTACAGAAGATGCAAAAAATATATCGTGATGACTTAATAAATCCCATTTAGACGCAAGATCGTCTAGTACAATCATGTCTGTATCTAAGACAATAGTTTCGTCATAAGGGCTAGCGTGAATAAATTTCCATCTATTTTCAACTTTCCAGACTGATTCTTCTGCATGATCTTTCCATGGTATAGGAATAATATGATCAAATACAGATAGATATTTTTCTGATACTTGATCATTAGTTATTAAGCTGATAGAAGAATAAGTTGACTGTGTTTTTTTAATTGACAATGCAAGCGCATAGGCCTGTCTAACATAGTCAATACCTTCACTGTTTTGTGCTATAACTAAAAAACCTTTATTCATTTATACATCTCGCTAAACTATATTTGTTCATAACATGAACATCTAAATTACTAGTCTTCATCAGGGTATACTCACCAATATGCCCTTTCTTCTCAACTAATAAGGTCATTGTTGAGTCTGTGTATGACTCTAGTACATCTCTATCTCGAGTATAATATAACTTACCAGGTAAACTGGCAATAGTACTAGTATTAGTATTACCATTTAACAAGTGAATTGCAATACTAAAAGCATAATCATTCCTAAAAGATGATGACGAGATTGCATATAACAATCTGTAATAAGGCCAATTGTACCTAATGTGTTGAACTATTTTAAAAAATGCTTTTGCTGAAGCAGTTTTTTTAAAATAAAAAACTGTAGCCCAATAAAAAGGAATTGTATATTGATTAAAGTACTCAAAACTAGAAGTATCTCGCCATTGGGCAAGATCATATCCTGTTTTATATATTGCTAGATCGCTTGCAGAATTCCAAACTTTGCTTAAATTATTAGAATTTAAAATATAATCTACATCCATAACTAGCGTTTCATCATATGGACTAATATCAAAAGCATCTGCCCTAGTAAAATTCTTCCATGGAAGAATCTTAGAAGTTAATGCGCCATCATAGAATTGCTTTTGTTGTGTAAAAGTAGAATCAACTGCAACAATATTATCAAACACTCTACTTTTATCTGGATATGTTTTTTCAATATAATCTAGATTATCCGTGGCCAATGTAACAGGAACGTTTAAAAATTTGTTAATTCGTTCAGCGGCAAATATAGCCATCTGTATATAGTCAACTTCATGATTATTTTGAGCAAATAAAAGAACACCCTTGCTCATACTGAAATTAAATCCTGTATTTTACGTTTTGATTTAAGTTCAGAATATTTAGAAAAATATTCATTAGATGCTTTGAAATATTGTGCAGAGATTTCATCGTAGAAACTTTTTAGATTTTCAATATTAACTGGAATTTGATTAACATCAATTAATATACAATTTAGACTGCCTAAATCTATAAGAGATTTTACAAACGACATTAATTCTAATGAAATTTGAAAACTAGATCCGTTAGTGTAATATATTAAACTTTGTTGAAATTCTTCAAATGCAACATTACGTTGATTGGTTAGAGTAGCCATATAATTGGCTGTTTGAAATGCTTTTTCTATTTGCTCGTCCATGAGATCTCCCGCTGTATAATGTAATTATCTCAGCGGGAGATATAGTTAATTAATTCTGGTTATAGAGTTAATTGATTAGCAATACTCGGTGTAATTGAAAAAGCACCTGTGATCGGTGTTATTGTGCCTGTACTTGTCAATGTTCCGTCAACAACTTCATCAATCGCTGCTCCTATACCAGTTGCAGCTTGCGGAGCAGCATCTGTTAATACTACAGTAATTTCAATTACTGCCAGTGAAGAAATATATTTTGCATTAACTGTTACAGTGTTATTAGCATAAGGGCTTGCTTGTGTATTAGTATAAATTGTTTGATCAACAGCAGATAGTGTACGACCAGTTACTGTGCCGCTTGCGCCAGATTTTGTAACAGTGAATGTACCAAATGATGTAGCACTTGAACTAACTGCCATTGTCAATGTACCTAATCCAGATAGCGAATTGACCCAAGCATTATATTTGGTTAAGTTTGATGTTACACCGCCGCCTGTTAAACTGGCTGCATATTTAATTGTACCACCAGAATTAAAATAGTATCTTGCTTGGGTAGCGTCACTAAAAGTAACTCTAAAAGAATGAGTAATAGTTGGAACACCTGTTCCCCAGCTAGTACTTCTAGTAGAAGTAGTAGTTGCGCTGCCTAGTTGCGTATTAAAAGCTGTTAATTTGTTAGTTACACAGGCATCTGCTACACCTTGCATTTGTGTTACAATAGCATTACTAATAACTGATCCTGCAGCAATAGTTCTTAAGTTTGCCCATGCTGAGCCGCCACCGGTTCCTGTACCAACTGCTCCAATTTGATGAGTCCTTGCTTTTACTAAGTCAGTTCTTAAATTAACCCAGGTCGAAGCTCTAGTAACAGTACCTGCAAGAACTTGACTGCTAACTACAGATTGTCCATACCCAAATTTTGAATCTGCTGCATTCGTGCTTGGATTAGTGCCGCCTGCACCAAGAACTGCTGCTACTTTTTTTTGAATAGCATTGAATGTTGCTGCTGAAATTGTTGCCATTTTGTTTATTCCTTATAAAATGATTGATTCTATTAACTTAATACCAGCATCATCACTAGACTCTAATGCTATTGCAAAAGTATCAGGGAAGTTACTGGCTCTTACCGGTGTGCCTACTAATAATAACCGAGCAACACCTGCACAGCCATTACTAGAAGCAACTAATTTATCACCTTTTGTAACAGGTCCTAGAACCTTAATTGGCACTCGACCTTTAAGGGCCAGCGGAGTTCCGCCTACTAGACCGCTATTCATTAAGTATGCTGGTGCACCGCTTACAGCACCAAATGCTCTATGTCCAGGCTGGCAAGCAGTAACTTCTTGCTCGCCGCCGACCATTAAGACTGTGCCTACTTCGTATTCTTCATCTGCTAGATATTTCTCAGCTAAGTCAGCGCCTTCGGCAAAGATTGCATCACCCCTGAATGTAGTTGCGTAGATATCTCCTGCTGAATCTCGAGCAGCCACGGTGTTCGGAGTATCAGCAGTGTCAGCTAGTCTATATGCGCTACCATCAACCTGTAACCTGTCAGATTGTGTAACTGTACCGTAGAAATTTGTTGACCATACTTCTTTAAATTTGTAACTGGTATTACCCAATGTACTAACATTATCTGCTAATGGCAATAAATCTTTACCAGAAATCTCAACAGCGCCGACCATAATACCTGATAGCTTAGTTTTAAATTGGATTCTAGTGCCATCAATGTTTTGTATTAATGGGATGTCACTAGTAATTTTAACTTCGAGTTTTGGTGGATTACCAATTTGAAAACCGTCATTGTAAAATCCTATAAGATTGTCAAACGATTGATCAAATCCGTCTGTTCTTACAAAGTTAACACCGTCTACAAAATCTCCGGCTATAATCAAGCCATCTGCAGCAGTAGCAGTACCGTGATATCGATATTCTGATGCGTCTTCAGGTATGCCATTGGAGCCACCGCTATTAATTAGAGTAAGACCCTTGTAAATATGTGTAAACGTATTGCCGTATAATTCTTTATCTGCTGTACTCAATTCAAAATCTTCACTAGATATAACATAAACAACAATTCCTGCTACTACAGCTTCGATAATAGTGTATTCAGTTGGGGATGGTAGATCATCAAACACTAGTTTAGTACGCATTTCGGTAATTCCAAGATTGGCAGAACTTTGAGGGCCTACTAGTGTATATTCGTCTCCGGACCAAACATATAGTTGCTGCTTAATTGAATCCCAATAAAAATCCCCGATACCTAATCCAGAAGGTTCTGATGTTGCTACAGTAGATCCGTTAATTGATCTAAAACTAGTACCGTCCCAGAATCTTAATTTTCCCGGAGAAGCTGAGCTATCATACCAAATTTGCCCAGTAATTTTTTTGCTTGGTTGCGTGATATCGGCAAAATTTTCCAGTAAACGAACAAAATTTTCGTTCTGAATCTCGCCGTAACCAGCATAATTTTTACCAACTAGTTTTAAACTAGTTGTTTGATCTATTGTTCCATCTGCTACCGTAGCAAGCAAATCACCGTTTGTTTTATTAATGCTGTAAGGCATTGATTGACCCCTTTGTTTTATTTATTTAAAATGCGTAAGATACGTTCAAACTTGTATTCCAGTACCACTCGTTAGGCGATCCTGAGATCAATTGATAAACCCTTAATGTTCTAACAACTAAAGGTGTTACTGCAATTCCGTCAAAATCCATAGTAGTTTTAGTGCATTGTACGTAGATCTTTGCACCAATAACGTGATTAGCTACTGGAAATGTATCACTTAACAATGTAATAACATCACCATCGGCTAGATCTCCGCCTAGCACATTGGTTAGTTCTAGATTAAATCGTAAAGGCAAAGCAGCAATATATGTTTGTAATGTTAAGTTACTGACTGCATCGTCAGTAGTAGAACTTTGAATAGTACCTTGCACACTGGCTGTTGCACTATCAGTAAACGCCCCAGAGATAGTGAAAGATCCAGTGATAGCAGTGACCACAGTCCAAGTGCCGTTGTATTGGCCAACTGATCCGCTTGATGCTGTAGTTCCAGCTATTATGACTGTAGTTCCAGCTGGAAATTTGTCAATGGTTCCTGTTCCATGAACCACTGTTGCAACTGTGGCAGTAGAAGATATACTACTTGTAGGTATAGAAGTACCATGCACTAGTTGAGAAGGGGAGCTAGAATCGTAGACTGTTTCAGCAAGATTAGTAATTCTTGAACTATTAACAGCGATTGTATTGATAGGCAATGTTGATTCTATAACACTGCCGTTTATGTTAATGTCATCTACCTGTAACTGGGCAAGTGTTCCAAATGAAGTTAAACTCGAATTTACCACTCCGGACCCAAGTGTAGTTGCTGACAGTACAGAAGTTCCTTCAATTCTATATTCTAATGCAGGGCCAAATGCCGAAGGATAGTCAATGTTAATACTATGTGTAGAAGTCCAATTCAACGGAGTTTCTTTAAATTTCCATTCTGCAAGTACGTTACCTGTTCCCCTGTTAACTTCAAAACCAGATTCAAATCCAGCAGTAACAGCACTTACTTGTCCGTCATTTAGAGTAATTACATTATCTAAAATCCTAGTATCAGTACTGGTAACAGTGTCTCCTAAAACAGTAAAATCTCCTTCTACTACCGTGTTGCCTTTGACTCTTAGATCAGATCTAAATAACCCTCTACCGTTTACATCAAGTTCTACTAAAGGCTCGTCATTTAGAATACCAACTCTAGGTAAAAACGATTTTCTTAGTTCACCGTTCCATGGATCTCCAAAAAATGTTTCAGCTGGGTCATCATAGGTAGTTAATGTAATTGTACTTGTAACAGTCACCGCGGTTGTTGTAATAGCTGTAATTACTGCTGTTTCAAAAAGTTGTTTAGAACTAACAATCCCCGGAATAGTGTAATAGTAAATCTCTATCTCGTCGCCTACTTGATATGGTTCAACTATTTCTTCAACTGCTCCATTGTCTAAATTTCCAAATGTTATAACTAAATTTGTTCCATCTCCTGTAAACAAATATGCAGGAATGACTTTAAGACCGGTGTTGTAAATTTTAATACCTTTATAACCTTCTGTTGTATCAGTTACAAATGTTAAACTTTGATTAGTGCCATTACCTTGAATTTTAAATTCAGCAGATTCAGATATAATTTCTGTATTTTGTGAACTGCCTAATATTAAAGGATTATCACTTTCTATAGTAAGTGTTGCTTCGCTACCTTCATCGTAGGCAATTAAAGAACTACCCGTTGTTTTTACAAAATTATCAGGAGTGTATATATTATCTTCACTGTCTATCAGTTGGCTAGCACTGGTAACTGGTACGTCAAATAGTAATCCTGAGGCATTTCCTAGATTAAATCCTTTAACTATATTCCCAGTAAACCCATTAATTGCAGGCGACGGAGTAAACGCATCCTTACTGAATATACCGATTAACAAATCAGCATTATAAAGTATACTGATAGTATGTTCTTTTTCTGCTGTGTCAAAAACAGATACTGTTTGTAGTCCCGATACACCTTGACTAGAAGTATAGGAAGGGCCTGCTATTATGTGAGTGCTACTGTCAATGTAAAAATGTAACTGTTGATTAGCAGTGTCTATCCAGATGTCGCCGGCAACTGCATTTGACGGGGCTGTAGCAGATAAAATTGTTCCACCGGTTACCTTAAAACCATCTCCATTATAAATTTTTAGCCTTTCGTCACTAGTATCATACCATATTTGTCCAACTAGGGGCTGAGGAGGAGACGAACTACTAGCAAAATTTTCCAATAAGCGAACAAAATTTTCGTTAAATGCTTCTCCGTAGTTGACTGCATTTTTTCCTATCAGAGTAAGATCAGTGGCGGTTGTATCGACTGTGCCGTCTGCTATGTTATCTGTTAGGATAGATCCATCTGTTTTGTTTATTGTGTAGCTGCTCATGATGTGGCACCAGTATAAATGATATATGTAATTGTTAAGTATGGATTCATAATGTTGACAGCTGTTCCTAAACTTCCTGAAACAACTTCTACTCCTCCACTGTTCTTTAGTAGTCTTGCACCGTTGGCGGCACCGCCTAGGCCGTCAGTTAACTCAGTATTAGCATCAGTAAAGGTAGAATCACCGATAGCTCCGTACTGTCCTCCGGTTGTTCCTTTTAACGTATGTTTATGTTCTGGAAGATTGTTTACAGTCAGTGTTTTTGTAGATGATCCAGACCCAGATCCTATAGATCTAGCAGATTCTTCAGCTACCCGTTCTGCTAGGCCGCCGCCGGCGTCAACTGTGATAGGTATTGGACTATCAACAGAATCCTGTGTAGTAATATCCGGTAACGTGGTATTATCCATGTTATCTTTACCCAGTGGGAATCTTCCTCTTAAATCTGGCAGCTTAAATGTTCCAGCACCAATTAAACTACCAGCACCTTTATAAAGATCTCCTATTTTAGAATACAATAAATTATACGTGGCCTTTGACACCTCACTACCGTCACAGAAAAGATAACCGCTTGGTAAGGTTGCCCCGGCATACGGCATAATTGCACCTACTGGCACTAGAGCTACCCCGTCAAAAAACTTTTCTTTTGTTGTTTTCTTTAAATCAGTAGTATTAGGACGGTAAACCAACATCTCGTCTGTGGCTAAAACGACAGTGCTAAGTGTAGTTGGGTCTTCTAATACTGCTTTATT